CCCCCACCCCACAGCAGAACGACACGAAGATATCATGGATATCCTTCGCCACAAATTTGGCCTCGCCCCCTACCGGCCACTTCATTTCGCCGACGCTCTCGCCGCCGAAACTCCCCTCTCCACGTCCGCGTCATATCACTCAAAATATGACCCTAAGACCCGCGTTCTCGCCCGATACTCCACACCCCATCGGTATCGCGACATGCCTACTTCTAAAGGCCACTTTATTAATGTTGAACTAAACATATTCCGCACCGAATACCATCACATTAAATACCGACGTCGCCCCTTCCCCCAACCCGATGATCCCGCCGTTGATGAAGAGCAACTCATGCAATCATGGTTTGCAAAACACCCTTCACAACTCTTTATTAGGTCTCAAATCTCTCTTCGAGATCCTAACGAGTCCAAGAAAATTCGACCCGTTTATTCCGTTGATGGAAAATTTCTCCACATCGAAAAGACGATAGTCACTCCTGCACTCGCTCAGCTCCGCAACCCACAATGTTGCGTCGCCCACGGAATGGAAACATTTCGAGGCGCTATGACAATGATAGATAGAGCAGCTCATCGCTACTCTTCCTTCATCTCACTTGACTGGTCCGCTTTTGACCAGCGCGTCCCCCGATACGTAATAGTCGCATTCTTTCTCGACTATATTCCTTCCCTTTTAATAGTATCCCACGGCTATATGCCCACCAGATTCTATCCTGATACTCATCAGGACCTTGATTCATTCGCCCAACGAATGTTTAATGTAGTAGTGTTCCTCCTAACATGGTACCTTTCTATGACCTTTACCTCATACGATGGGTTTGCCTACGTTCGCCAACATGGCGGAGTCCCTTCTGGACTCCTCGACACTCAGTTCATTGACTCCTTTGGTAATATGTACATTATTATCGATTGTCTACTTGAATTTGGGTTCAGTAAAGCTGAATGTTACACGATGTTATTTCTCGTCCTTGGTGACGATAATCTCATCTTCCTAATTCAGAATTATGAACGAATCTGCCGATTCATGTCCTTCCTTGACAATTATGCCAAGATACGACATGGAATGGTTGTCTCCGTTCTTAAAAGTGTTTATACTCGCATTCGCAGTAAAATCACTTTCCTGAGTTACGACAACAATTACGGATTACCTTTCCGCCCCACCGGAAAGCTAGTTGCCCAACTTGCAATGCCCGAGCGCCCGATCCCCTCTAAAAGAGAATGGATCCACGCAGCCCGTGCTCTAGGCCTCGCCTACGCAAACTGCGGTAATGATGCAAACTTTCACCTCCTTTGTGAGAGAGTTTACAGAAAATTCCGTCCCGATCAGCCCGTGCCCACGCACCATCTGATGAAAACATTTAAGAAATGGAAGTATCAACTTCCAGAATTTGATGTTGAATCAGTCGAGTACTCGTTCCCCGAGTTCCCATCTCTATCAGAGATCCGCCTAGGAGTCTCCTCCTATCATGGCTTTCTCTCTGAATTAGATAAATGGAACTTTGACTTGTTCGAAGTACCCCCAAGTGATAATCCACCTAATGGCATTACACTGAAGACATACATGACAAACAATCCTGAAATGTCCAGCCTTGTAACGCAATTTTGGCATGGTAAGAGATCCTTTTAGGATCCCATCGCTTAGCAATTGCTAATCTTCCCCGCAATTAATAAAAATTTTATAAAATCCCAAAAAAATCGCCCC